TATGAAAAATGAGCGGTTAGATCATATGTTATCAATTATTAATGGCGAATCACGTATTTCACTAAGAATTGTAGATTGGTTTGCTACAAATTATGCCAAAAAATATTATACAGTTTATAGTTTGAAAAGTGATCCAAAAAAACGTTTCAAAGTATACAATGATTATAAATTAAAATTAAAAGCGTATTCAAAAAAACGATTTGATCCATTTTGTAGGTGGGAAAGAATAAATATACCTTATAAAAATGATACATGTATTCAAACAACAATTGGTCAACTGAATTTTTTTAAATGGGCTATTGAAAATGAAGTAATAGATTTTATTGAAAATAATTATAGTACAATAGAAAATGACATGAATAATAGAAATAGTACATCAAAAAGGAAACAACAAATTTCACATAAAACACGAAAGAAGCGTGAAGAACTTTCTATTTCAGCAGTAAAAAGTATAAAAAAAGAAGAAGTAGAGATTATTGTTAAATTTAATTAAATATGTTAAAATTTAAATATTAATTTTTTATTTAAACATATGGGAAATGTTAATTCATTAAATAAGATTAATTTTGAAGATATGAAGATAATTATTAAAAATGATAATTATCTAATTATAAATACACTAGATGTAATTAAACAAGATTGTTTAATTCAAGGAACATGTAATATAAATGATGAAGTAGATATATTGAACAAATATTTGAAAAGTAATAAAGAATGTAATATAGTAATATATGGTGAAAATTCAAATGATGAAAATTTAGTTAAAAAATATAATCAACTAGTTAAATTAGGTTTTATAAATTTATACATTTATACTGGTGGAATGTTCGAATGGTTACTATTACAGGATATATATGGAGATGATGAATTTCCAACTACAAAAAAAGAACTTGATCTGTTAAAATATAAAGGAAAAGCAATTTTAAATATTAATTTTCATTCATTGCTTGATTAGCCAAACTATCAGCTATTTTATTTTCATTACGTAAAACATGTGTAAATTCTATATTTGAAAATTTCTTTTTAATATTAGATATTTCTTCATAAAAATGTTTCAAATTAGGCGCATTACATTTCCATTGATTTGTTACTTGATTTATAACTAGTAACGAGTCGCCTTTAACGTGTAAATTATCAATATTCAATTCTAAACATTTTTTAAGACCAATAAGTAGAGCATTATATTCAGCAAAATTATTTGTATCTTTTTGCGAAACAATTTCTTTGTGTTTCATAATAATATTGTTATAATTATCATAAATTACACATCCAATACCACATAAACCAGGATTTGATCTACTTCCTCCATCAAACATTAGTATATATTTATCATTGTTAGTAATATCAATATTATTAATATCAGCAGTATCATTAATATTATCAGTATTATTAGTGTCATTATTAATAGATAAAGATTGTTTTTCTTTATTAGTAATTTCATTCCTAATAATATTTAGACTATTTATAATATTAGTTATTTCATTATCTACAATATTGATCATTTTGTAATAATAATGTAAAAAAAATATATTATTATTATCAATTTTATATTTATATATTAATTTAATTATTCAAACATATAATATGTAATATCATTTATCCACATATCAACAATTTTAGGATTATCATAAATATTTACATTTCCGTCAATAATTTTGATTGAATCTTTATTTATATTTTTCAACCATTCTTCGTGATATTCATGACAATTTTCCAAATACTCAAGAGGAATAGTTTCTCCTTTCCTAGCACGTTTTGTTACACGCTCATGTGCAATTTCTGGAGACGTTTTAACATAGATAGTATTAATAGTCGGTATATCTTTCAAGAATTCTTCAAACCACTGGTTATAAATAGTATAACTAATTTTATCAATTTTTTTATCATCATAAAGCATTTTAGCAAAAACCATTTTGTCAGTATAAACACTCCTTTCCGTGATAATAACATCATAATCTTTTTTCAATGCATCACGTAGAATAGCAAGTCTAGAAATATAAGCCATCATTTGAAATGGAAAAGCAAATTTTTCTTGATCTTTGTAATAATTTTCAATAATATTTACATTATTTTCATCAAGAATATTTGTCCAAATATTCACAGGTTCTTGTAGAAAACATACTTTTTTGTTATTTTTAAGATGATTAGCCAAATTACTTACGAGGGTAGACTTACCAGAACCAATGTTACCGTCGATGGAATAAATTTTAGTATTAGGCATTTTTGTAATTATATAGTTTATACTTAATATATTATAATATAAATCTATTTCAATTTAATTTAAAAAATATTATTAAATTGAAATTTCTAAAATCCACCACGAAGTCTAAGTACTAAATGTAATGTTGACTCTTTTTGAATATTGTAGTCACTTAGTGTACGTCCATCTTCTAATTGTTTACCTGCAAAAATTAGACGTTGTTGATCGGGTGGAATACCTTCTTTATCTTGAATTTTAGATTTTACATTATCAATTGTATCATTTCCTTCAACTTCTAATGTAATAGTTTTACCTGTTAGTGTTTTTACAAAAATCTGCATTATGATATAATATATATATCAATATTATATTTAAGTTTTATATATAATAAATATTTTTGTAATATTATTATTAATACAATATAATATAATATAAATGAATATAACCATAATATGTCCTCATTGTAATAAATTACTAGAATTAGAACAATCATTAATTGAAGATAACAAATGTTATAGACACGGTTTTAAAAATAATACAATACTTTCAGAAAAAGCTAAGTTTGATAAAATTGAAAACATAAATGGTTGTGGGAAAAAATTCTTATTTATTCTAATAAACGAAGATTATATTATTAGAAAAAAAATCTAATGTTTTCGTGAACCATGATGACGACCATGACGACGACCATGATGACGATAATGTCTACGATAATATGGTCTAGATGGTCTTGAAACGATGATATCTGATTGATATAGTCTATTAGGATATCTATAAGGAGGTGGATAGTTAAAAACCCAAGCAGGTCTTTCAGTTACAACTATTTTTTTCTCAGGAATTTCTGATGAAGGGTTGATTTCAATCGCACCAATCAAAGACAAAAATATAATTACTAATAAAGTGAAACTAAATAACTTAATCCAATCTCTCATTTTAATATATATAAATATTAAAATAAAAATTAATTTATATTTTTATTTTCAAATTTTTCAATTTTTGTAGTTAAAATATTAATTTTTTCATTTAATTCATTAATCAATTTGTTTTGATTCCAGATATATGGTTGAACATACATATGTAATAAATTTTTATCCCAATTATAAACCCCAAAATTAGTAATATCTTTGAATTGAGTTTTTAGATCAAAATCCAGTTTGGAACTAATTAACTTGTTCTTTAATTTTAAGTATTCATTTTTGTTTTCATAACATATTGAATATTCTGAATTGTCAATTATATTACATACTTGTTCTGACAAATTTTTATAATAATCACTGTCATAAAAATATGGCGTTTCTAATTTTAAAACACGCTGTTCAAGTATATAAAATTCAGAATTAGTCATAATTAAAATTATATAAAAATAAGTCTCTATATTTTTATAAAAATTGATATATAAATATAGAATTAAATAATTAATATAATGAAAAATGTTTCACCATTGCGATATCCTGGTGGAAAAACGCGTGCTTGTAAAAGATTAGAAATTATTTTAAATGAAAATTTCAATATAAATAATTATAAAAATATTGTTTCCCCATTCTTTGGAGGTGGGTCATTTGAATTTTATATCCAAAATAAGTATGGATTGAGAATAAAAGCAAACGATAAATTTAAACCATTATACACATTTTGGGATACTTGTAAATTGAATAATGAAACTTTATGTGACGAATTATATGATTTAGTGGGTAATATTAATAAAGAACAATTTATAGATTATAGAAGTAAAATTATGGATGAAAATGATAGAATTATCAAATCAATTATGTATTTTGCAATAAATAGGTGTTCTTTTAGCGGAGCTACAATGTCAGGAGGATTTTCAATGGAAGCTTCAAAAAAACGTTTTACAAAATCATCAATAGATAGAATAAAACAATTAGATTTTTCATTATTTCAAATAAGTAATGAAGATTTTGAAGAATTTATTGATAAAAATAACAACCAAGACGATTTACTATTTTTAGATCCACCTTATTATTTGGAAAAGAAATCAAAATTATATGGAAATAATGGAGATATGCATGAAAATTTTGATCATAATAAATTATTTGAATGTATATCTACAAAAAAAAATTGGATAATGACATACAATAATTGTGAATATATAAAAGATTTGTATAAAGATTACAAAATTGTTGAAACAAGTTGGAGTTATGGTATGAATAAAACAAAAAAATCATCAGAAATAGTAGTTATGGGTTAACATATACTAGTTTTATTGGTAACTTATCAATATCATCTAATGAATAATTCGATTGTTGCAAAGATTTAATATTTTTTGGTTTACATGCAATAGTAACAGATATATTGCAAAATCCTTTTTTATTTTTTTTAGAATGAATTTTAGTTCTGACACGTATTTGTTGTTCAGTAATAAAT